CTTTGAACGTAAAGGTCGCGATAAAAAACAAGTTTCTGTTTACCCAATCGCAAAATAATCGCTCTAAGTAGCATTAAATAAGGCTTTCCGAGTTTTCGGAGAGCCTATTTTATTGTTTTGATACCCACGCTGATACCCATATTTTAAAAACCAATGTAAGAAGCGAACTTGTCAGCCACTTCATCCTTTGCTTTTTGAGTGACGTGAGCATAGATGTCCATAGTGGTTTGAATATTCTCATGACCGAGTCTTTCCTGGACTTCCTTGATAGTAGCACCAGCTTCGAAGAGTAGTGAGCAGTGTGTGTGTCTGAAACCATGAGGAGTGATTCGCTTGAAATCAGGATACTTCCTCCAAATCCTGTTCAACATATTATTGACATGGACAATACTTTTTGGCTCGCCATTCTCATTTTTAAAAAGAAGTCCCTTTGTACTATACTTGTGCCAATCTTTTAAAACTTCAATCGTTTTTTGATCCATAGTAATAGTCCGAGCACTCTTTTTGGTTTTTGGAGTCTGAAAGATAAGTTTATTATTTTCACCCTTGGCCAAGGTTTGATTGACAGTAATCTGTCCTTTTTTCAAATCAATATCGGACCATCTTAGAGCGCTGATTTCATTTTTTCGCATTCCTGTGAAAGCTAGTAATCTAAAATAAGTCAGCATTTCAACATCATCAAAAACTTTAACGATTTCGAAAAACTCTTGTAGTTCTTCTTTGTTGTAGAACTTTTCAAGTTCATCTGTATTATTTTTTTGTCGTTTAGGTTTCAGAGTCTTTCTCATTGGATTTGTTTCAATCAGTTCCATGGATATAGCGTAATCAAAGATTTGATTTGCTATGCTGATGATTCCAAAAAATCTCTTATATTCATCTGCCCACTTATTCACTTGGGTTTGGCACATGGTCATAGTAATCTTGTTGATAGCTTTATTTCCAAAAATTGGTAAGATATGACGGTCAGCAATGCTAGTTTGGCTCACGTAGGTTGATTCTTTGACTGTGTTTTTATAATGATCCTTCCAAATCTCATAGACTTGGAGAAAAGTAGTTGTGGTGGTGTTTTTTGCTCTGAATGTCTTTTTTTCATACTCAGTAAGGCACTTCGCTTCAGCAAGTCTTGCCTCACGTTCTGTTTTAAAACCACGACGGAAGGTTTGAATCTTCTTGCCAGTTAATGGATCTAATCCGTGATATGCTTTAAAATAATAAGCAGTAGTTCCATTCTTTTGATATTTTCCAATCATTGATTTTACCTCACTTTTTTGATAAAATGAGTATAAGAAAACGACCTTTTGAATGGTTGTTTCTTATACCTAAGTTCCTCACACTCAGAGTGGCCAAACTTTGCGAGTGTGGGGATTTTTTATTAGATGATTTTTTCAAAAACCATAGTAGCTTGAATACGGTCTCCACCTCCAAGCCCTTTACTTCCACCGTTAGCCGTAGTAATAGTATGTAGTCGATATCCTTTAGCTACTTGTTTATTAATGACATCTTCCAGTTCTGTCAGGTTCCCTGATCCAGTACCAAAGAATTTTTCTTTTAAAGTAACTTGAAGCACAACATAGTGTAGTCCATTTGAGCCTGAAGCTGTAGAGAATGACGACTCTTGTTTAACATTATCAAAAAATCCCATAAGATTTTACTCCTTTAAAATATTAAAATGATTCAACTTGTTTATAAAATTCGGTGCGGACCATAATTTCATCAGTTACAGTCTTTAATTGATATCGCTCCATAAATCGAACACTATTAAAACTTTCAACTCCATATGTAGCTATTTCTTCAGCTACTAGATTTTGGATCATATAGCGATTAGCCTCATTCTCGCATAGTAGTGGAGCATTTCGGTACAAACTGCGGTAGTGTTCTAGATGACCGAGTTCGTGAAAAAGAACTTTTCGTCTTTCATCTGGACTTAAATCAGCATTGATATAGACGATTCGGTTAATTTCGTCGTAGAATCCGTTTCTTTGCCATTGTTTAGTGGTAAATTCACGTAAAGTAACTTTATGGAGATCCAATAATTCTTTTTCTGTCATATTTTTCTCGCTAAATTCCTTTACTAATCAGCGTGTTTTTGTTAAAATCAAATTAAAAATAGAGAGGAGGAAGTCATATGAAACTAGTTCAAATCCTTTGGGGATATTTGCTGGCGTATTCTATTTTTTCTCTCACTCTTTTCTTTTTAGACAGAGGTATTATTTTCATTACTTTTTTGATTTTTATTCTAGTAGTAAAAATTATCCCTCATCCTGATTCTCATTTGAATCCATTTGCGTTTGGGGTGCGTTTTCGTAAGAAACACTAGGTGGGTCAACAGTGATTTCAAATGCTCTCACATTTCTTAATGATTCTAGTTCTTTGCGAGCTTTTTCTATTTCAACATCTCGCTGTACATCTTTCAGCTTGGCGTCTTTTTCCATCGTTTCAACTTCTACAGTCAGTTTGCGTTCTTCCAAACTGGCTGTTTTTCTTTGTTGCAAGTATGGGAAGAGTCCCTTTATTTTGATGCCTTTGATATCAATATCTCCGAATAAGAGACCAATGCCTATTAATCCTGAGTTCAGCATCCAATGATTATCTGATATGAATTGACTGATGGATTGTAGAGTTATATCTCCTGGGCTCTCTACGTTAGAAGTGGCAACGATTTCCTCATTAATTTCAGGATTTTTGTATTCATCGATAATAGAATAGAGATTTTTCCACATACTAGACGTAATTGGATGCTTGGTGTTAACTCTCAACTGAAGGTGTAATTTCCCTTCTTTGAAGTAAAGTGGAGATATGAGACCATCAATATATTTTGATAAATCAGTGATATTAAAGATGGTATGATGGACAGTTAGCGTGCTATATAGAAATTTTGGATTTACTTTTCTTCGTGGCACCTCGTTAATCCACTTGACTTCTCGACGTTTGATATCCGTAGACTGTTCGTAGCCGTGATTTAGGGTTAGTTGCTCTTTCGGTATATCTTTTTCATAGACATCACTTGTAATTTGTCCAATTAAGAAGTAGTTTGATTTAAATGATGGAACTACGACGTAATCCCCTATACTCATATCTTCTACAAAGCTATAGAGTCGTTTAGCGGTAAACGTGATTTGGTGTTTTGATAGATTTTGGTCTTTATATACTCTTGTTATCTGCTGCTTATAGTGCTCAATGGTTTTTTCTGTTGTGAGAAGTAAGTCAGTTGTCTGCAAGTCAGCAAGCTTCACCTGGTTGTGGTGAATAGAGATGAAGTGGTTGTATTTAAAATCATCGTAATATTTTCCACCTTCAGCTCGGACCAACCAATATTTCGCACGACTATTAAACTGGTAAATTTCAATTTGATTTTTGTGAGACATTCTAATCTCCCTTGCTATTCATATACCCTGAGATGATTCCTCGGATGGCTCTACGATCTTCGTCAGTCAGAGGTTTTCCATCAAATAGCATAGCGTGGTCTATGATTTTATCGATGTCATCTGGTTCATTTACGTGCGAATCCCCAGCTATATTCGGATTATCCGTGCGACCAAGCAGATAGTCGGTGGACACGTTGAAGTAGTCGGCGATTTGTTGCAATCTTTCAGCAGAAGGTTGATTCCTTTTCAATCCATACAAAGAATTTTTGCCTAATTCTAGTTTTTCTTCCAAGGTATTTAGTGAAATCCCTTGTTTTTCGCATAAATCCTTTACGATTTCAAATGTAGAAAACATTGATTTATCAGCCTTTCTAAGACATGACAAAAAATATTTTACAAAATACGCAAAAAGTAGTTGACTTTATTTTGCGTTTACGCTAAAATAGTTTTTGTAAGTTAAAGAGTTAGTTAAAAAACTAATAAAAACTTATCTAAGAATTAAATAGCTTTGCCGAGCGGTATAAATTGATAGATATGTGATTTTATCAAGGTTTTTAATTATGCTTTCATTTTAGCAGATACGCTAAAATGTGTCAAGCATTTTATAAAATAATTTACTGACTCTTTAACTATATTAAAAATAAAGGAGGAGGAACATGAGCCAGCAACATCGCAAATGGATTGAGCTTGTCAAAGAGCGAATTGAAAAACGTGGATGGTCACAGACGGACTTGGCCATTGTTGTAGGTGTTAGCCCATCAGCTATCACACAGCTGCTTAAAGATGGAAAAGGAAGCGATGACTTGAAGCTTCGCATTAACAAGAAATTGCGAATCAACGAGTCATGGGAGAAATTTGAGGAGGAGTAGGAGGAAGGAAATGAGACCAAAAAGGTATCCGTATAGCGGGAAAAGAAAAAAGCAATCCGATGAACAGATTGCTAAATTAAAAAGATATGTTGAAGCAAATAGTACTAACATATCATATTTGACCAACGCTATTCAAACTCTAAGAAGTCATCAGAATTGTCAATAACTGTGTAACCTTGTGCAATTGCTTCTTCGATAATTTCGGATTTAGACATCTCATAATCAGATAATCGGATTACTGCTCTAGGATGATCAGTCGCTGAATCTGTAAAAGCAGTTATCAGAATGCTATCAAGGTCTGACCAAGTAAGTTTTTTAACATGATGGTTTGGTTTTCTGCTAAGTTTGCTCATAGCCTTTTCCTCCTTTCTATTGAAATTTTGACTAAAACAGTGAGAGGTCCTAGTCAAAGTTATTATATCAAATCGAGAGGGGATTTCCTCGGTCTTGAGACCGATATAGGAGGTTGAATGGAAGATAAAATCATTGAACTTGCTGATTACTTCATCAGCGAATCTAAAACGTACAGAGAAGCAAAAATAGCGTGTGAAAAGCTATTAAAAGAAGTGAGCCATGAGATTGAACTCAGGGCCATGGAAAGTAATATTGTATAAACGGGAAAAGCACCTGACGGAAATCAGGCGCATAGAAAAATAACCAATAAAATTATAACACATTAGGAGGCTCTTGTGAACATACTTAGCGAAGAATGTGAAAATGGTATCCGTTCAGATGTAAGAACTCAATTTAAAGAATCAATTCAAGAATTTCTTGAGCATGAGACGTTTGAAAAACGTTGGTTGTCGATAGAGAGTGCTGCTAACTACTCAGATTGTAGCCCAAATACTATCAGAAAATGGTTAAGAATGGGATTGAATCTTTACAAAATAGACGGAACCAAAAGAATCGATAGAAAAGAATTGGATCAATTTGTCCAAGAGCACTTAGTAATTTAGAAAGAGAAGGAAAATGACAGAACCAACTTTATCAAGCCAACTGCTTGGCTTAGCAGTGATTTTCATTGGGATGTTTATCCTAATGCTATTTACGGCTAAAAACGAAAAATCGGATGAGCAAAACGTTGTGGTCATCATCGAAGAAGCAGAAGATTTCAGAGAAGTTGCTCGAAGAAACCTGAGAATATGTGACAGAAAATCAACCTATGATTCCCAACCACCTGTCGGACTTCCTTCATCGATTGAGGACGTACCACAAGTTTTTAGAGCCTGCATCGAAGACTATGACAGACTGGCTAGCGACTATCAGGAAGAAGCAAGAAATAATGAACTTCTAAGAAAGCAAAATACCGAGCTTTTAGTTGAAAATGGTCGCTTACTTTATCAAGAAATGACTATGGATTTTCGGCAGAATCAAAGAAAATGGAGGGCAAAGACATGACTGCTAGCCGCTGTATGAATGAGTTGGAAATTCGTGTGTTAAACATGATTATCAATAGTGCGACTTTCGACTTGCCCATTCAGGCGAGTGAAATCCGCTTAGAAACTGGACTATCGAAGCGTAAGCTAGAAGAGGTCATTGAGAGTCTGCGTGTGAATTTTGGCCATCCTATCGTGGCTAAAAAGATGAAGCCGAACGGATACTATTTGCCTCGTAGCGAGGAAGAGAGACAAGCAGGCCTTGCCCCTTATCGTAGACAAATCTTGACCGAGCAAAAGAATCTTGCTGCGGTTATGAATGTTGATCTAGATAAGTATTGGGAGGATAGCGCATGAGTCAAGAATTTAGAATATTACCTCATGATTTAGCAGCTGAGCAGTCGGTTCTTGGTTCAGTCTTCATCTCCCCCGAATCACTTATCACTCTAGCAGATGAATTGACCCCTGATGATTTTTACAAGCCTGCAAATAAGATCGTGTTTAAAACAATGTTGTCGTTGCTTGAAAAAGGTGAGCCAATCGATGCTACTACAATGGTCTCTGCTCTGACTAATCAGGGGGATATTTCAACTATTGGGGGCATCAACTATGTTGTCGAGTTGGTAAATTCAACACCAACTTCAAAAAATGTGGAGCACTACGCAAAGCTTGTGAAAGAAAAGGCCACGCTCAGAAAGATGATAGCGGACCTATCTGACTCCCTCTCAAGTGCTTACCAGGGTGATGTGTCCATCGATGACATCATCGCAAAGACTGAAAAGTCGATGCTTGACATCAGCAATCAGAATATGGGCATTGGATTTCGTAATGTGGCTGATATTCTTGATACACATATGCAGATGGTCGAGACTCGCTCACAGACAGATGGAGTGGTCACTGGTCTATCTACTGGATTCGTTGGACTGGACAAGATTACGACTGGTCTTCATGAGGATAATCTCATTATCCTTGCTGCTCGTCCTGCTATGGGTAAGACAGCGCTAGCTCTGAATATCGCTCAGTACATCGCTGTGAAAGAGAAAAAGCCTGTCGCCATTTTCTCGCTTGAAATGGGGGCGGAAAGCTTGATTGAGCGGATGTTAGCAGCTGAGGGCATGGTAGAAGGGTATCATCTAAAAACTGGGAATCTGAGTGTTGAGGAATGGAGTAGGCTAGTACATGCACAAGGTAATCTCTATGACGCACCTATTTTTGTCGATGATACGGCTGGTATTCGTATATCTGAGATACGGTCAAAGGCTCGAAAGCTTGCCCAGGAAATGGGAGGTCTTGGAGTCATTATCATTGACTACTTGCAGCTAATCACTGGCTCAAAAGGTGAGAATCGACAGCGGGTAGTTTCTGAGATTTCTAGGGAATTGAAGATACTAGCTAAGGATTTGAAAGTACCTGTCATTGCCCTGTCACAGTTAAGTCGGGCAGTTGAACAGAGACAGGATAAGCGCCCAATGCTGGCAGACTTGCGAGAATCTGGCTCTATTGAGCAAGATGCTGATATTGTTGCTTTTCTGTATCGTGATGCCTACTACCAGAAAGAGCAGGCAGATAGTCAAGAAGCGAATAATGTGACGGAGCTGATCCTGGAAAAGAACCGACATGGTAGTCTTGGGACAGTGAAGTTGTATTTTCACAAAGAATACACAAAATTTTCAAGTGTGGAGGGGTAGAGAATGGCTGAGACTTATTTTAAAAATGAAGTTGAAAAGTTTCAATATTTTCAATTGCCTAAATGGCTTTTTAAGGAGCCTTATAAAAAGTTATCAAACAACGCAAAAATAATGTACGCTTTGCTTTATAATCGTTTGGATTTATCTTTGGAGTCAAAGTGGCATGATCGAAATGGCAAAGTCTTTATGTATTTTACAACAGCTGAATTTTGCGAAGAGTTGGGTTGTTCGGAGAAGACAGTAACCAAGATTAAAAAGGAGCTTGTAACATCAGGTTTGCTGAGGGAAGAACGTCAGGGTTTGACTAAGCCAAATCGACTTTATATCCTTGGTCCAAAAATTGTCAAGCAAGAACCTCCTGAAAAGGAAAAAATACCGTCCAGAACCGTAGAAAATACCACTCTGGACACGCAAGAAGTACAAACAATAAAGACTGATATTAGAAAGACTGATATAGATAATAATAAATTGTCGACTTATAAAGAAATTATCTCATATCTGAATCTTAAAGCAAAAAAGAATTTCAAGGTAAATACTGCTAGTCATCAAAAATTTATCAAGGCAAGACTGAAAGAAGGATATGTCCTTGAAGATTTTAAAAAGGTTGTGGATATCATGGTTGCTAAATGGAAAGGTACAGAGTATGAACAGTATCTGCAACCACAAACGCTTTTCGGCAATAAGATGGACAATTATCTGAATCAGCCTATGCCAAAACGCTCTACAATCTTGACTAGTACGGTTGACGAAAGGCTAGGATTTTAGATGAAACAGTTTAAACAATTCAAAACTAGAACGGTTCTTGATGATGTCTGTGAAATCCATGGATGCCATCTTTGGTCTGTTAAAATCCTTGTCAATGGCAAGGTTGAAGAAATCAATCAATGTCCCGAGTGCGAGAAAGAGAATATCCGACGCTTTGAAAAGCAGCTGAATATGGAATCTGAAGTTAAAAGTAAGCTATCAGATACTTACGAGGTCTTTGCTCGAGATAGTATCGTTTCAAGCAAGCTGGCCAGCAAGTCGCTACATGACTATGAGATTCGAATTGACATAGATGAAAATGCTATGAATTTCGTGAAGCGATTGGAACGTGAGTATGCCAAAGGTACGGTTGGGAATGCCATCATCACAGGACCTTCTGGAGTCGGGAAGAGTCATCTGACCTATGGCTTTGCTAGGTTTCTCAATGAGCAGTTTAAGGCATATGATGAGCCGAAAAGTGTGCTCTTCGTATCGGTTGTGACCTTGTTCGACAAGATTCGAGAAAGCTTTGAATTTGACAATGGTTTTTCAGAAGCAAAGATGGTCAAGCTGCTGTCTGAGGTTGATTTTCTCTTCCTGGACGACCTTGGAAAAGAGAGTCGCAAGGCTGATACGAAGCGGAACGAGTGGGCGCATCAGATATTGTTCAAGATCCTGGATAATCGAACAAATACGATTATCAACACGAATTTGAGTAGCGAAGAGATCAAAGAACTTTACTCAGATGATTTTGGGAATGGTGCACTGTCAAGTCGCATCTTTGAGGGAGCGACAGGCAGGTGCTTTGTGTACCCAGCTGGGATGAAGGATAGGAGGTATTGATGGAAGATATACGAATACTAGATGCGTGCTGTGGGTCTAGGATGTTCTGGTTTAATAAACAAGAGCCACACACAACATATATGGATAGACGTGAAGAAGAATTTGAAATTCACAAAAAGAAAATCAATGTTAAGCCAGACATTGTCGCAGATTTTCGAGACATGCCATTTGATGACGAAACATTTAACCTTGTTGTATTTGATCCGCCACACCTTCTCTGGGCCGGTCAGAAATCATTCATGCGTGCGCAATATGGTCAACTAGACTTGTTGACTTGGAGATTAGACTTGCAGCAAGGTTTTGAAGAATGTTTTAGGGTTTTGAAGACAGGTGGAACACTTATTTTTAAATGGTCTGATGCTCAAGTAAATGTTAAGGAAATTTTGGAATTGGTTCCGCATCAAC